GATTGCGCAGAAGCGAAGTTAAAAGACACTAAGTATTTTAATAGCGATAAAATTATGATTACCACGAACTGTTTTTCCGAACTTAATGGTTTGTCTAAAAGTGATTGTATAGCTAATATTAGTGCCTTGTGGAGAAGAGCTTATGTTTTTGATTTTAGGGATGTTAAGAGAAATGGAGGAAATATCAAAAATAACATTATGTTTAAATACTATTGTACTAAACGTAATTGTTTTATCAATGATTTCCCTCCTGATTTTAAAGCAAAACTAGAAGAAGAAGATATTCAGGTACTTCCTTCTTGTGAGAGTGAAAATAGACTTGATCTATTGGCTTGGATGCACGGCATTGTTAAAGTATTTGATTGTTTGAAGAAAGAACAGTCGGATGCAAACAAGGTTAGTGTTAATGATATTGATGCTATAAGAGTTAGAAGTTTCTATCCTCATGGATTCATTAAGACTGTAGAGAGTGTTGGAGATTTTGCCTTAACTTACTTATCTTGGATAAGTGAGTACACAGGTAGTTTTCTTACTATTCTTTCTGAAGTTTTTTTAGGAATTTTTGATGCTTTCGACGAGTGTAAATGGGAGCTCCTGATTATTGGGAGTCTCATGACTTTGTTGCATTTTACTGAACAATGGCTTAAAAGTAGTTATAAGGCTGAGGCGAGTGTGAACCACATACCCCCCGAAGCTCAAAAAATTATTGATAAGCATAATAGAGTGGGAATTGATTTCCATCCTAGTGTTAGTAAACTGAAAAATAGCATGTACGAAGCAGATTTTATCCACACGGAAGATGATCTTTTGGTAGTTAATAATGGCGTAGTTTGTGTGTCTACACGATACATAATAGCGCCTTACCATTTTGGTCTAGCACGGAAAAAGTGTTATTTTAAACTTTATAAGAATAGAGCAGCGAACCACATTATGATTGATAATATTGAAATTAGTATAGTCTATGCAAATAAAGAGTCGGATATAGCTATTTGGAGTCTTCCAAAGCAATACCCGAGTCCTTTTAAAAGCGTAGTAAGTAATTTCAAAAATAACAGTAGTAATAACAAAGATTTTTTAGTACACCCTCAAGGTGTTCTATTATTGAATTTGTTAGGTGGTCGTAGTTTCGATTCAGATGTTTATTATGATACGAAAGGCGGTGAATATGTCAATAGCTTGACTAGAAAAGACTACATGTATGACTTATCCTATGAAGGATTATGCGGTTCTTTATTGTGCAACAATGAAGGTAGCGTAAAAGGAATACATGTGGCCGGTTCTAGAGACAAAGACGGTAAAATTTGTGACGGAGTTTCTCTTTTGTGGAGTAACAAAGTTATAAGTGATATTCGTTCAGTCATAAGTTTTGAAAATGGAATGATTTTGGATTCTGAGATAAGTGTTAAAGATATACCCGAAAGCAGCTGCGTTAAGTTAACTGATGATTTTCAGAAGTTTACGCCTAAAAGCAGCAATATTATACCTAGTCCTTTAATTGGAGTGTTCCCTATTACAAGAGTTCCTGCGAATTTGAGTATATATGGTCCACACACTGTTAAAGATGTCTCCAAAGTAAGTAGATTACCTGTTAGCACAGTCAATTCGAAAGAAATTGACTTTGCGAAAAAGGTGGTTGACTACGTTGTTGAGCCCTTCACTCCAATAACTGAAAGTGAAGTGATAGGAGGTGGAGATCTCCTAGCTGGTATAAATAAGAAATCGAGTAATGGACATAGCGAATTTAAAACCAAGCACGATTGTTTTGATTTTGAGACGGATACGATGAAACCTGAGTTTAAAGAACAGTATGATATTTGGATAGCTAAACTTAATGGAAAAAAAGTTAGAGCTGGTGATATTTTATGGACTGAAACGTTGAAAGACGAATTAAGATCTGTTGATAAACTAGTTCCTCGAAGCTTCCGAGTGTCTAATATTTTTACTCAGTTTTTGACAAAAAAATTATTTGGCGGTATGGTAAAGAATATAATAAAAGAGCGAGACTTTAATCAAATAATGGTTGGCATTAACCCTTTCCAAGATTGGCAGAAATTGTATGATACTGTAAAAGGTGATTACGTTTGGGCCGGTGACATTGGTAAATGGGATAAATATATGCTACCTCAAGTTGAGCAATGTGTTATTGATGTGATTTTGAAAAATTTCGAAGGAACAGAAGAAGAAAGATGGTTGGCATCGTTAATGTTGTATTGGCATATTCATTGTATAACAGCTGTTAATGATGATACTTTTATGTCTACACATTCTATGCCTTCCGGAAGTTTTTTAACTGCGATTTTGAACAGTATGGTAAATAGGGCTTACAAAGCTATGTGGTTTTGTAGGTATTCGAAAATTTACAGTGTTGCTAAATTTTATGCTATTGTGAATGATTTCCTTTATGGAGATGATACGTTAAATAGTTTAAAAGATGGTAAATATGCTGAAGTGTTAAATGCGTTAACTATGAGAGAATTTTTTGAATCGATTAATATGACATTTACTACGTCAACTAAGAAAGTAGTTACTGAGGCTTTTGAGCCTATCAGTAGCGTAACCTTCTTAAAGAGACATTTTGTTTATCATAGAGATTTGAATCAAATGGTCGGACCTTTAGACCTCAATACTTTGTATAGTGGTTTGTCATGGTTTGACAGCAAAAAAGATTTGAACATAGTTATGCCCGATAAAATCAACGCTTTTCAACGCGAGATTTATTTGCATGAAGACTGTAAAAACGATATAAGGATTTTGGCC